TTTAAACATTCAACAAGTCTTTGTGCTGACTTATCAAAGTATATACGGTGGAAGTTCATACGTGCTAACTTAATACCAGACTCTATGTCTGCTTTAGGCACGATACGAATATCCCATCCTAACTTCTTCATAATATCTTCTGCTGATATACCATGCTTAAAGTCTTTAGACTGTCCGTCATGTGGTAAGAACATTGTACCCCAGTTATAGGATAAGTTCTTGAGTTGTGCAGAATAGCTATCTAGTGTTCTGTGGTCATCTTCTATATAACCAATGATGCGTAAGTCTGATATACCTTTTTGGCATAGGATAACTGACATCGAATCATTCCATCCGAGGTCCATAACTACATGAACCTTCATCATAGGGTCATAAGGTACAGTTGTTATACGGTTACCTTCTTGTGCTTCTCTTATCTCGTTAGAATATATAGCACCATCTACAGCAGCCTTACAATCACCTTCCCAGATGTTTGCATAGTCAGGGTTAGTCTTTAAACTGTGTAGGCGTTCCGTCTCCAAGACTTCAGGAAACCAAGGATTGTCAGTATAGTTTACTTTAACAACCTTAGCGTTTTCTGGTGGATTAACCACGAACCTAGTATATGTATCGTCTGTATCTATGTTAGGGTTAAAACTTACCCAGATTTCCGAATTAGGTTTACGTATCGTAGGTATAAGGATATCCCATGACTTTTTTGATACCGTTTGTGCCTCTTCCACCCAGACGATATCACATCCTTCAAAAGACTTAATACTTTCCACAGTATTAGTAGCCAACCCAGTAAAGCTAAATGTACTACCGTTAAGACCTCTAATCTCAGCTTCAAGAACTTCATAGAAAGCTCCTAGACCTAAAGACTGTATCTGGTCGTTAAGTAATGTGTGGACTGATTGCTTGATAGACTTTTGTATTTCACGAGCACATAAGACACGTGTTGGCTCACTAGCTGCTTTTATAAGCAATGCCCTTGCCATAGACCATGATTTACCTGAGCCTCTACCACCGTATGCTACTTTGTAACGGTGTGGCTCAAATAAGAACTGTAACCTTTCAGGAAACTCAGCTATCGTTTGGTTTGACAAAGCTAATTCCTACACCAATGGGTATATCTCCACCATCTACACCACTTATTTCTGTAGATGATAGGTCAGGTAATGACTTACGTAATAGTATCTCTATAGCTTTCATGCGTGTAGGTGTAATTTCTTTTTCATCATCTATACCAAGTGCATGATTTTGCAATACATTTACTAGCTGACTTGTCTGTATTTTAGTTCTTACTTCGTCTTGATGTCTTTTTCTTAATCGTTCTGCCATGATATTGCAACTCCCTTAGGTTGGTTGCCCTCTATTGTTATTTCTTTTTCTTCTTATCTTTGGGTTGTTCTAATAGTCCACTAATAGGAAATGCCATAGTGGCTGCTAATATATCATTTTCCTTTGCTCTTGCTGGGTCAAATGCTGCAAATTGTGACCTTAATAATTCAGGTTTAAACACAAATGTAGTATTACCCTTTGCTGTAGATGGTGTAGCATTATCTAATATGTTTTTAATTGTTGCTGTATCTTTGTTTTTTACTAATGCTAATTCTGCAAATTCATTTGTTGTTTGTTGTTCAGGAAACCTTGGGTCATATAAATCATTCCAATATGGTTTATACGCTTTATCTTCTACAAATGTTTGTCTTGGATTAAAAGTAATACTTTTATTTTCTCTAAGATACATTGGAATTACATTACCACCTTCAGAATAATCTAATTGTTTAGCTGAAAAAGCATCATTAAGTAACATATTTCTTTGGTTAGCATAAGTGTTTGCTACTTCTGGATTGTTTGTTACTACTACAGAGCCTGTAGGTGTTCCTGTTTTACGTCTTGTATCTGCTAGTAATGGGTCAAATGCTTTTATATCTGCACCTGTGCCATGATATACAGGGTTATTTAAGTTATATCCCATAGCCTTAGCTCTATCCATAGCTGTATTGCCTTTAGGTAGTCCTAATAGCGTTTCTGCGTTCTTAGAAGCTATTTCTTGAGCTTTCTCAAACTGTGTCTTGCTTAGTAATCCTTTTGTTACATTCCCTACTTGGCTAGTAGATAATCCTAAATATGGGTCTTGCAAGTAAGATGGCATTTGGGCATAACCTTCTGCATATCTTTGTGCAGCAGGGAAGTTCCCTGATAATATGTCCTGTAATGTTGCCATGTTAAAGCTCCGATTCTTTATCTTTTCCTTTTAGAGGATATATCATTCGTTTGTAGGTATCAAACCACTCGTCTGAGTAGTCACAGTCTTGGTATCCGTTAAAGCATGGCGTTCCAAGGGTAAAATGCGCTAGTTTAGCATCTGGGTTATAGTCATACTCACCCACAAGATGATTCCAGCTTTCGTCTAGCTTACCTACTTGTTCTTCTGGATACTTGAGCCATTCAAACCTGTGTAGGTATTTACCTGTTTGTTCTTGCACAAACTTAGGTGTTAATTGTTTGTTTAGCCAATGTGAACAGTTCCATAACATAACGCTTGACCAGTTCTTTTTAGGATAGTCTTCGTTCTTTGCACCTAGATACTTAACAGGATGCTTTGTTTGGTAATGATGCTTGACTACCTTGATTGCTTCGTCTGTATCAAAGTTAGCTAGTATCTCTGCTATATCTGTTCTGCATATCATATCGCCATCTACGAATAGTGCGATACCTTTAAAGTTATTTAGATATGGCACTAGAAAGCGTGAGTAGATAAATGCGTTACTACCGTCTGTATGTGTTTCTTTATAGTCTTTAAGCGTATTTAGTGCTAATGGTGTAAAGCTAACAGGTATAGATGACTTCTCTATAACTGACTGGCAAAAGTTATGATAAGCAATTGGTTCTACCTTGCCATCATATCCTACATATATATCTAGTTTTACCACTTTACTTTGTTTGCCCAAAAAGCAGCACTCATTTTTCCTTTTGCAATGTTCTTAGCGTGTCTTGCTTTAAAAGACTTTGCTCTATCTGTATTTGTTTTATCACCACTTACGCCTTTTTGACCAAAGCGTATAAGTTTTTCTTGGTCACCATCTTTAGCTAATACTGCATGTGACTTAGTAGGATGATTAGGCGTTCTCTTAGGTTTATTATAACCTGAAAATGTTTCCTTACCCTTCTTAATCATTTCTTTTTCTTAGCTGTCTTAGCCGCATCCCTAAAGTCTTTTGCTGAAGGAGCTAGTTTAGAGCCTGGCTTTCTCATCTTCTCACCTGAGCCAGCTTTAATTCTAGCTTTCTTGGCTGCAATGTTGGCGTATAGACCTGGCTTATTTGCCACGTTTAGCTGCCTTCTTCATAGGTTTAGCAGCCATTTTGCTGCCTGTTTTCTTTGCGTATTCTTTAGCTTCCATCTTACCTTTTGCTGTGTAAGGAAACGCTTTCATTCCACTTTTTGTTTTTACCATTGGCATAATTATTTACCTTTCTTTTTAGACATATTTGCTTGTGACAAAGCGATTGCTATCGCCTGCTTGGGATTTGAAACTTTCTTTGATGACTTACCTACATTTAAAGTTCCTGCTTTAAATTCCTTCATTACCTTGCTGACTTTCTTCATCTTGCCTGCTTTTGTCTTCGGTGCTGATTTCATTATCTTTCCTTAATTTAATAAATCTATGGTCATATCTACAGTCGTTGCATAGCGGATACTCGGTAGAGTCGAAAGGGTCACCGCATTGATTACATATAGTTACTGAGAATGTCATATAAAAGAAAAAGCCCAACCACGGAGAGAGTGCAGTCAGGCTTTTGTGGGATTACGTTATTAACGGACAGGAGTTGTCCAACAAGTAGTATTATAGCATACTTTGCTATATCTGTTCAACAACATTATGCATTTATCCGTCTTCCTGCAATCGTAAGCAAATTATCGTATGCCATATCTAATTGCCAATAAAAGGCTAATGGTGGTTTAGCACCTAAGTATTTAGCATAGATAGCGTCTTGTTGTCCTTGTTCTAAGCTATGCACTATAGCGTGTATGGTTCTAACATTAGACATATCTTGGGCAGAGCACATTTCTTCAAATGCCTCTGAAGTTGACTCGCCTCCTGAAGACATGCCTATGCTTTTAGATGGATAATTTAAACGGTGATTATCCGTCTTCATCCATAAAGCCCAATCCTCTAGAATGGACAGTAAGCGTTCCATACTAATCATATTGTGTTAGCGTATATGCTACGCTTTGCCCAAATGTTTCTTGTGTAGTTCTTTGTTGAAGGTTATGTTTAGCATCATCTGCGTTATGACTGATAACACCTTTTATCTGGTCATCTGTAAAGTTTGCTGTGTGTCCAAATATAATTTGTAGTGGATGTGGCTGTGGAATATAGTAGTGCATAAGTCTATTATCGTTATCTTTATAAGCATGAATAATATTTTTATCTCTCATGTCTGTTAGTATATTTTTTGTAATAGGATAGTTAGATTCTATATGCTGTGCTATTTCATTTATAGTTCTAGGTTCTGTAAGGTAAGCTAGTATTTTATCTGTGTTACTCATGATATGTCCTTAACTTTACAATGCCACTTCTTCTTATCGTCTTGA